TGTCCATTCACGACCACGAATATTTATTGACGCATCGATTTCATCACCAACATTTGATGCATCAATCAAAATGCATTTATCTTGTGTCAATTGACAACCGATTAATTGTGGATAATCACCACCGGTGCGAATTACGACTTCGCGTTTCTGAAATTTTTCACTAATTTTTTGGACTTCGCCCACTTTGTAAATTGTACCTTGTACGTTCATATTTATTTATTTATTAATTGTTTACTTGTTTTTATATCAACATTTGTTTTATCTTTCTCCCCATCCTTTACCCTTTAAAGACTCAAAAGCTAACGGTAATCGAGCAATACCAAACATCGCCCTTATACCACTTTTATTGTGAGGAATAGCACCGCCTTCTATTTTAACTGAACCATTGTAAGTACTTTCTAAATTAAATCTAACGTAATGCCCAAACTTGTTTTCAAAAAGAGTAATTTTCGTTGTGTAATCCCAACCCGAATTGTATCTTACAAAGATATTTCTTTTGCCTAAAAATTTATCAAAACTCAGTTCTTTTAAACAATCAAGAATAAATCTATTTTCTTTCATAATCTTTCGATTTTTTTGATTAATCCGTTCCAATACGGAAATTTTTCTTTTGCATTTGCTTTACAATATGCCTTAATTGTCATTTTAAGCGTTTCTAATGGCTTTAATGATTTATCATGCTTAAATACCACATAATGAATTAAATAATCGTTCATGTCGCTTTAAATTTGTTCAAACATTTCATCAAACAATTCCCTTGCACGTTCTATTCGTTCACATATTTGTTCAATCAATTCATCATCGCGTTCGATTATGAATCTTTTAACACGTTTGTGTTTTGGTATTTTGTCAAATATTGAATCCGACATCACACGCCTTTCCGCTTCCATTTCCGCCATTGTGAAAGCATCTTCCATTCCTTTTTCGGTGTACTTTGGTTCTTTTAACAATTGATATGTGACTTTTTGAATTTCATCCGCGATAATGTGATCCGGTGTGTTTGTTAAGCAATACACCAATTCACATTGCTTGTGTCCTGTAAGCATCATGTACGCATTCATTTGATTTAGGTAGGCTTTGTTTTTTACATCGGTATCAAAAAATGTTTTGAAATATGTATGCGATGAAAATGAACATTTGATGTCACCAAGTATTGATTGATTGATGTCAGGTTCACCGGTCAAATAATCATTGAACAAACGAACTTTTGGTGCATCAATATCGATATCCCAATCAAACACATCCTTTGCCAATTGCATTCCCTCACGTTCGTTTAAAATGCCTTTTTCCAAGTGTTTTGATGTTATCATTGGCGGTTCAATTCCGTATTTATGAAACAACACCGATTCTTGAATCATTTTCATTGATGTATCACCAAATTCCTTTCCGCGACCTTTTGACATCAATGCACCAAGTTGTGATGGTCTTACCAACCAATTATGCTTTTTCATGATTCAATGTTTTTAAGTTCAACAATTTGTTTGTCAGTCAATGCAAATTCCTTTTTTGCTTTTTCAATGGTATAATCACCTTTTTGTATTGCACCACACATTCGAATAAATTGTGCATCAGGTAGTGTTTTTTTTGCGTTTACCGGTGCGGATTGTTTTCCATGTGTGTTTGTTGCGTCACTATCTTTTTGGTCATCAATTAACCACATTGCACCACATGAATATTTTCGTGCATACGATGATGATGAACCAAAACATTGTGCCAAATCCATTCCCTTTTTCGCCGGATCAATACCGGCTTGTGCTTTTGTTGTAAGTTTATCAACTCCATTTCCAACGATGCACGTTGATTGAACGAATATAACACCACCCAATTCCATTATTTCATCCTCAAATACCATAAACAAACCATGTTTTGCCAAATGCGATTTTAATGCGGTTTGTATATCCTCCAAAGAACGATATTTGTATTTGCCAAAAGAATTGAATTGATTCTTTGGTGCTTTCAATTCCGATTGTATCGAAATGATTTTGTCAACGAATGACATTGTTTTTTTAATTGTTTTTTTCTTTTCCATTTTTATTTATTTAAAATTTATATTTGATTCCAATGCTTGTATTTGAACATTGAGGAGAAATATGTTTTGCTCTCTTAAAAGTTCGTTGTTTCTTGTATCGAATTTTGTACTTAATTCTGATAATTTTAATTCAAAAGAAAGTTGTTTCTTAAGTTCTTTTACTTTTTGCTTTGCTAATTGTTCTTTTGTAATTTCCATTTTTTCTTTTTTTTAATTGTTTGACACCGCAATATACAAACTTATTTTAATATAACAAGCAACAAACAAAAATAAATCACTTTTTTTTCAATTTTTTTATTAATCCCTTATAGAACACGATTAAATCATTTAATTCATCCCTTGAATATTTTCTTGTTTCGTGTGCTTTTTTATGTAATTCAAACAATCGTTCACCGCCAATTTTCTTTTCGATGTTTATTTGATACATCAACAAATTACCATGCAAATAACGATTGCAATATACACAACTCGCATGAACATTGTCCGGATCAAAAGTGACCGATTTGTGTCCGCCTGAACTAAAATAATGCGATGCATCGTATTTGTCACCCAATGGTTTTTCACACGTTATGCATGGCAATCCGGCATCCCTTAATCGAACCCATGTATTAAAAACCGATTGACATTTTTTCATCAAATCTTGTGTTGTTTCCAATTCCGCTTTCATTCGTTTTTTTAATTTTTTCCAATTTTTTTCTTTTGCTTTTTCAACCCATACCTTGACACATTCCGGATCAAAACAATACTTTTGATTGAAATGCTTTGGTTCGAATATTTGTTTGCAATTTTTACAACGCATCATTCAAAGTTATCATTGCACAATAAAGGACTATATTCACCGCATCCATTTGATTCAATATTGTAAGCATAATAATCAAATGCTTGTTCCAATGTGAATGTATTATCATCACAAAATTCTTGCAAATAAATTAATTCTATTATTTTTTTAACTGAATAAATCACACGATTTGATTCCACATGATATCCAATAATTGCATCATCAAGATTTTCTAAAATATGAATATCTTTATCAGGATAATTATTTTTTATTAATTCAATCATTTTAAAAAGTTAAATTATTCAATATTTTTTCCAAAACATCGATGGTAATTGAGTTTCCGGCTTGTTTGTAAAGTTGTGCATCACTAACAACAAAGTTAAAATCATCCTTAAAACCTTGTAAACGAAAACATTCACGCGGTGTTAAACGGCGAACACGATTTTCATTCATTACCGCCAAAGTACATTTTGTGTCGATTGTTTGACTGACTTTGTGACCAACACGACCGCGTTTGGTTTTGCTTTGTGGATGTGAAAAATTGATTGAATCACCATTTGTTGCGGTTTCATATCCCTTTGCGTTTGCACTATTTACGCGTATGAATGTGCAATCATTGGGTGATTTATAATAACCGGCAATACAAGTTCGACTAACATCAGGAATGTCATTTTTTAATATGTTTTTATTTATTCTATGTCTTTGAAGATAGTCAATTCGTTTTTTGCTTAAAAAATATTTTTCATCCACATTGCTTTCCAATAAATCTTTTAATTTTATTGTCAATTGTTGTTCCTTTGGAAACCTAAAATGATTATCCGCATCATCACGAATTCCAACGATGAAAACACGTTCACGATTTTGTGGAATGTTGGCAATTTTCTTTGTGTTTAATACCGCATAATAAATGTGATACGGCACACTTTCATCTTGAGCAAATAATACCGGCAAACCATTTACCGATTTACCTCCCAATAAATTAATCCATTCCTGAAATGTGTTTCCGTTTTCGTGACTCATTAGACCACGAACATTTTCAAAAATGAAATATCTTGGTTTATTCTTTGCAATAAATTCGTGTGAATTGTAAAATAAAACATTTCTTTTATCATCTTCTTTTGACATTCGTGATCCGGCAAGACTGAAACCTTGACATGGCGGTGATGTCATATAAACATCCAAAGGTTGTTCAGGGATTTCCCTTTCATAAACATCGTGCGGATAATATTCCGGTGCATCATGATTTGCCAAATAACTTTGTCGTGCATATTTGTCCCAATCACACGCAAAAATATTTTTCACTTTAAAACCTTTTTGTTCCGCAACACGTTGGATGGCAAAGTCAAATGCACCGACACCGGAAAAATCCGAACCAACTGATATTGTTTTCAAAATTTTAATGTTTTTATTTGTGTTTTTAATTCCAAATTTAATCGTTCCAATGACATTATTCGGTTGTGTTGTATTTGCAATTCACTTTCCATTTTTTGCATTGTATTCAGGACACAAATCAAATCACGTTCCGATTGTTGCATTGAATTAATTACATCGGTTCGATGCGGTTGTTTCAATTTTATTTCTTCCAATGAACTTTGGATTTTTAAAATATTTGCTTTTAAATCTATTTGTGCCAATAAAACATTCACTTCCATTTTTTATTGTTTTTGTGCGAATACCTTTTCGCGATGAATTCCAATTTCGTCATAATATACAAATTTATTGATGTCAAAAAACATTTGAATCCGACCAACATTTCCATTCGAACGCGGTTTGATTTTATGAAAATATACATCAACATTGTTTGTTGTGATATCCTCGCGGTGTATCGTTATCATGTTTTTTCCATTGTTGATCCATTCACTTCCCCCTTTAAGGTCATATGGATTTGGGGATTTACGAATTCCATTTTCTTTTTCGGTCAATTTAGGATGAATAATTGTGTGCAAATGCAAATCATTATTTTCCGCGATGTGATTCCGATACGATAAAACATCTTCCAAATATTTGTCATCCCTTGCAAATCTTGATGTGTCGTGATACATATCTTTCCACGAATCAATTGATGCCGTTTCCAAACCCTCCGATTTTTTTAATTCAACCGCATAATCCCAAAATTGATATGGTGACAATTTTGCTTTTACATTTTGTTTTGTAAGCACTTTAAAATGTTCAGTTATCCAATCAATCGATTTTACAATTTCATGGTCTTGTATTGCGTTAATCTTTTCAGGATCAAAAGTTTTTCCGGTGACCTTATGAATCAAATCGGCAATTATTTCAACCTGATTTCCGACATCAGGAAAGTAAACCAAATGTTTCCATCCATAGAATTTTGATGTATTCAATAAACATTCCATCAAAAATTGTGTTTTTCCACTCATTGGAAAACCCGACCAATCGGTGCAATTTCCCAACATCATCGAATAATGGTCATGTAAATTTTTAAATCCAAGATACTTTCCGCGTTCGTGATATTTGTCCCTATAAATAAAAAGTTTATCAATGACATCACCGGATGTTGTAATTTTAAAATCTTTCATGACCACGCGGATTTGAATTTTTGATTCGGATTGTCATATTTTCCATTTGCACGATTTTTCCAAGTATTTAATCTTGCTTTAATTCCAAAGGTTCGTTCCTTTTCAAATCGCATCTTTCGGTCATTGTCACCATGTTCCGACCAATAAAGAAAAAAGTCATATATCAATTGCTTTCCGTATTCCTGAACGTATTCATCCAATTTCTTTTTTAATATATTTTTTCTTTTTTGTATATCAGTAACATTAACATTAACATTATCAGTTGACGAAATTGAACGCTCGTTAACGTTCGTTGATTTTGTTGAACGCTCGTTAACGTTCGTTGCGTTTCGTTTGCGATTTTCCGCACTTTTGCGACCGGCTTCAATTCGTTGTTTATGTTTTACATCCCATTTGTCCAAATCACGTTTTAATTGTTGTTTAATTGGTTCGAATGCGATTTCAGTAATCAAATGATCCGTTGTGGGATTCATATCATTAACGTATCTTAAAACGTGTTTAAATAGCTTTCCGGCATCATCATCATTTAGTTTTTCGATTGTGTGAATGATGTCACAATATAGAATAAAAGATTTTTTATTTTCCGCCATTTTTTTTTCTTTTTAAATCGTAATATAAATTGTTTTCCAATCGTTTCCGCATGATTCCGATATCACGAAATGTTGTTGCATTTTCGACATCCTTTCGAATCGAATATTCAATTTTTTTAATATCGTATTGTTCGAAAAATTCCATGTAATCGGTAAGCACCGAAATCAATTCGGCATCTTTTGAGG